AGGCGGGCAAATTCAAGAAGCGCTCGGCCGCGTTCTACACGGACGAGAACGACAAGGTCACGGGATTACGGCACGTCGCCTACCTGGGCGCGATGCCTCCCGAGGTCAAGGGACTGCAGGACGTCGCATTCGACGATCACGGATCGAAGTTCATTTCAGTGGACTTCGGGGAGGATGAAACAGTGGCAGCAGAAACCGACAAGACTTTTTCCGAGAGACTTGAGGCGTGGTTCCGCGAGAAGTTCGGCGCGCCCGCGCAGCCCAAGACCTTCAGCGAAGACGACGTCAAGCATCTCGTGACGTCCGCTGTCACCGAGGCTGTGAAACCGCTAAACGACAAGCTCACCGCGCAGGAGTCGAAGTTCACCGAGCGCGAGAAGGTTCTCGCCCTGGGCGAAACCGGCCAGAAGGCCGCAGCTGCCGTCGTCAAGCTGAAGACCGCGGGCAAGTGGATTCCGGCCTACGACGTGGCCGGCGTTCCGGTGATGTTTGCCGAGCTCGCGAAGCTGAGCACCACGGTGGAGTTTGGCGAGGGCGACAAGAAAAAGCCTACGGCTGTCTTTGACATGCTGGTCAACTTCCTCGAAGGTCTGCCGAAGATCGTTCCGGCTGGTCGCGTTGTCGAGCCCGGCGCTCGCGCTGTGGGCAAGAGCACCGGCGATCCGCTCACCGACGCAGCCAAGGCGCGGCAGAAGGAAAAGAACATCAGCTTCGGTGAGGCCCTTTCGCAGATCGCGGCCGAGCAGCCCGAATTGACCGTTGTCGGATCAGCGGCCGGCGGCCAGGCCTAGATTTCCAAGCGCTCACGCTGTCTGAAGTGAGCGGCCTAGCCGGGGAGGCGACGCCCCGGCAGCTTTTGAACCTCAGCCCCGAGGAGGGCACATGGCGAACATCTACGTTGAAGCAAAAGGCCCCAAGGGCGTCCAGGCGAAGGAATCGCTTCTGCCCACAGCGGTATCCGGCTACTCACGCGGCCTGGCTGTTATCTATGGCGCCGATGCCTACCACGCGACTCTTGCGGGTGCAGCTGCCCCTGCGATCGGCATCCTCGAAGAGGACGCGCTCAACCTTGCCAATCCCTGCGCGGTGGTCGAGTTCGGCCAGGTTGTTGCGCAGATCGGCGCCAACGTCACGGCCGGCCAGCAGCTCGCGGTCAACGCCGCCGGGCAGTTGGTCCCAGCGGCAACCACCAACCCCGTGATCGCGATCGCCTTGGAGACGCAGATCTATGTCTCGCCCGGCAGCTTCGCGAATGTGTGGGTTCTCGGTTTGTTCGGAGCTTTGATCCACGCCTAAAGCAGTAGCGTGGCTTGGTCGCAGGGTTTTGAATGTTCTGATTTCACCCCGCCTCGGCGGGCCAGGAGGAAGTAAATGGGAGCTTATGTAGGTCTAGCGCCGGCGGGATTTCCGAATGTGGCGCTTTCTCAATACGCGAAGGAATTCGCCGACGACGAAGTGCCGCTGGTCGGAGACCTCATCTTCCCGAAGGTGCCCGTCGAGCGGCAGTCGTTCCCTTACGTGATCTGGGACCGCGGCAACCTGCGCATTCCCGGATCGACGCTGCGCGCGCCTGGCGACGGCGCTACTGCGATTCGGCGCAGTTATTCGACTGATACGTATTTTGCTCGGTCGCACGCGCTGAAATCGTCCGTGCCGTTCGAGGACGAGGCTTACGGTCTCGGCCTCGGATTCTCGACCAGGCAGCACACGACGACCGATCTGATCGGGCGCATACGCCGTACTCGCGAAGTTGAGATCGCAACCATGGCGCTCTCGACAGGCAACTTCCCGAACGGCGTGACCTTGAGCGGCGGCGCGCAGTGGGACAGCTATATCACGACGCCCGCCAACGACACTTCGTCGACCGTCACCTCTCATCCGATCGTCGCGATGTCTATGTACAAGGCCCTGCTTCGCCAGGCCGCGGTGCAGGACAGCCAGATGGTTCTAATCTTGAGCGATCCTGTCGCGCAGGCTCTCGAAAACCATCCGGATATGATCGAGCGTTTCAAGTACACCAACCCCACGGGCAACATTTCGCTCGACCAGATGGCGAACGCCTTCGGTCTTAATCCCGGCAGCGTCGTCAAGGCCAGCGCGACGGAGCTTAGCCAGAACAATGTTCAATCGTGGATCTGGGGCTTTAACGCGTTCCTCGGCTACAGCAAGGCGAGCCCGGACAAAAACGACGTGAGCTGTGGCAAGACGTTCGTGTGGGCTGGCGGGAAGGGACCTGGCGGAGGCGACTCATCTTCGATGCCTGGACCTCCGGGAACAATCGACGGCTACGGCGTTCTCGAATGGATCGATCCTGAGCTGGACAAGAAGACTTATTGGCAGGCTGTGGATTGGTACTACGGGCTCAAGGTCACGGCGACCGAAACCGGCATTCCGATTCTGAGCGCCGTAAGCAGCGCCAACTTCCCGATGGAAGTCGTTCCGGGCGCAGTCGAGGGCTAAGATCCACCCGCAACAATGGCAGTAGAGACGACACAAGAGGCGCGCTTCCTACAAGGGCGCGCCTTTTGTGAATCAGAAACGAAACGACGAGGAGAATTGCAATGGCCGAAAAAACCGAGAAAACCGCCGCCTACACCGTCCTGTCGAGACTTCACCACGACAAGACTTTCTATCGCAAAGGCCAGACCGTCAAGCTAAGCGATGAACATGCCGCGCCCCTGCTGAAGACGAAAGTCGTCGAGCCCGCGAAGTAAGCGCCTGACCCGCGCGTATCTGATTCGCGAATATCTGATTCTGGAGTCATAGTGGCCTACGCAATCCAAGCCGACCTGGTCCCGCTGCGCATGACGCAGAAGGATCTGACCGAGCTCACCGTCGATGTGCCGAGTGGGAACCCGGTGACGGATGCCGCAACCACGGCCTCCATCACGTCGGCGGCGCTCGAAGAGGCTTCGGGCCGCGTGGAAAGCTATTGCCGGGCGCGCTACGTCACGCCGCTGCAGCAGTCGGACGATGTGAAATCGCTCACCCTCGACATCGCGCAGTATCTGCTCTTCAGCCGCCGTCGCACAACGAAGATGTCCGAAACCGTGCAGCAGCGCTTCGACCAGGCGATCGCTTTTCTCAAAGACATCTCGAAAGCGGTCGCCTCGCTGGATCAGCCGGCCACCGCCGCTCCGCAGACCTCGATGGCAGGGCCGCAGATCTCCGAGAAGGACCGCCATCTGCGGTTCAATGATCGCAACATCGAAGGGTTCGTATGAGCGGCGAAATCATCTCGGTCAATTCCAGCCAGGTGACGGTGGCGTTGGGAAAGTTCGGCCTTTCGCTCGCGCAGAATGACGAGCTCATGCAGGAGATCGGCGCATCGCAGCTGCTCTCGATCCGCCGCACCTTTCGCGACGAGGGCGTTCCGGCCCGCTCCTGGGCGCCGCTGGCGCCGTCGACCATCCGCAGCAATCCGAAGATCTACGGCGCAGGGCACAAATTGCTGATCCGCAGCAGCCGGCTGTTGAACTCGATTGCCGTCTCCCAGGTGCGGCCTGGCTCGGTCACGATCGGCACCAACCTGGTCTATGCGGCGGTACATCAATTCGGCTCGCGCGATCGCAGCACCGCGGTCGGCCCGCAAACCGAGGCTGAATCCAAAACCATCGTGGACGTCAAGGCGCGCAGCTATTTCCGTATCTCAGGCGAGCTGGGTGTCGGCCGGCTCAAGGGCGCAGGGCGGCGCAAGATGCAAGGCCCGGTCAATCGGCGGCAGGTGAACGCGAGAGCGCATCAGCGCCATCAGAACATTCCGCCGCGCCCCTACATGGTGTTCCGGCCCGAGGATCCCGCGCGGATCCGGGGCCTGGTCCAGCGCTACATCCTACGCGCCAAAGAGCAAGCGGGGCTCTCTCCCAGCGCGGGCGGTGCGCAGTGAGCACCATGTTCCGCATCGATTATGTCGAAGCCGCAATGCTGGCGCTGTTGAACACCAACCTCGCCACGGCCTACGGCGCGCCGGTGGATATCAATTCGCTCGGCGAGGATGACTTCGACGACGGCCAGCTCGTGCTGCAACCGCCTTCGGTGAGGCTGCGCTTCCTCGGAGGCGAATTCGACAATCTGCGCGACAGCCGGC